GTAGATCAACTCGCGCCGATACAGCGTCGCATCCTCCCACCGGTCGGACACGACGGTGCTCAGATAGCGCAGCCGGCCGCTGGTTCCGTCAGCCAGACCAATGAAATCGATGCCGGACATGGCGGAGTCGACCGCGCCGCCGACGGCATCGCGCGTGGCTGGATCCGGGCACCAGGCTGTCACGCGGAACGCCTGACGCTGCCGCCGCGACAAGTGCAAGGTCGGCTGGTCCGCCTCCACGCGGGCAATCAACCGTACCGCGCCCGGTACGGATAAAGTCGCCCCCACCGCCGATGCCGCGCGAACGGAACTCAGCGTGGTCGCGAGCGCACTCGCAACAGTGGCAGGCGTGTCACTGATTTGCAGCCGTCTTGAGGCCCAAGCCGCATCCGCGACCACGGCGGCGATCTGACCGGCGGCACCGGTGCCACCGAACGTCACACTGCTGCCGCTGACACTGGCCGTCAGAGACGGGGAAGTCCGTGTCTGCGGCACCCACAAATCCGGCCACCGCGACGTGTTGCGGGAGTGCCCCTGCGCCACCGTAACAGAAATGTTCGTCGTGCCTGCGGCGAGGTCGGCGTCCAGCGCGGCCGTCACCGGCCAGCCGCGATAGATGCGGCATGCTGCCCCCGCTACGGCGCACGGCCCGGCGAGGCCGGTCGGATACAAGACTCCACCAATCACACCGACGAGCGCCGCTTCCACGTCCGATTCATCGGCCATCAGCTTGTCGCCTGCCGCACATGCAGCCGCCACCCCAAATCCGTCAGCTCCGCGCTGGCAATCACCCCGGTTCGCCCCAGATCGTCGTGCACCAGATCGCCCTGTCGCAGCAGCACGCGCGCGCCGTTGACACGTGCAACCGGCATCAGCACGGCCCAGCCACCCGCGCCGCCTATGACGCCCGGCGCATCGGCCGGCAAAGCGCCCCGCCCACCGGCCCCCGCCGACAGCGCACTCGCCGGCCAGTCGGTCAACAACACTGTCGCCACCGCCGCCTGCACGCCGACATAGCGATTCACACCCGCCGTCGCCGGCGCGGCCGGTCGCGCAAAACTCAGGACGCGGTTGGTCTTGACGCAAAGCACCGGCCCCAGCCGAGGCTGCGAGGCGACGAAGAACACCCCGTCCGGCCCCACGATGTAGTCGCCGGGGCGCGAGTAGCCCGTGTCGAAATAGCCCTCCCACAGCGCGTCGCCATACCCCACAGGCGCGTCGAACCGCACCGGGCTCGCAAACATCGCCGGCAGCCGCAGCGTCCGGTTGCCGGCGGCCATCGGGTCGCTCGCCGTCTGCGGACGATACAGATCGCACCACGCGCCGGCGGCACGCGCCGCTGCCCCCAACCCACGACGGATGGCGTCGGGGATATCGCGGTTGTCGCTCGCCAGGGACATGTTACACCACCAGCGCCAAAGAGCCGTCGCCCAATCCCGGACCAGGCGGCAAGCCGAGAAAACCGCAGAGCCGGCGCCGCCAATCGTCGAACAGGGCCGCGCGCTCGCGCACCTCGTACGGATTGCGCGTCCACACCGCTGCCGTCTCCGTATCCAGGCGGCTGCTGGCGTCGGTAATAGCCGTCTCCAACGTCGCAAGCGTGGTCAGATAGTTGACCACCACGGCTATCTCGGCATCGGACAGATTGTTCAGGCGGAATTCCATCAGCCCGTACGCCTGAAAGAACCGCCAACCCTGAAATCCGGACGCTCCGGCGCCATACGCAGGGTAGCCGCAATAGCGCCGAACGTCGGTCTTTTGCGCGTCGGTGAACGACGTCGCCGTGGTGGTTCCGCTCATGGCCAACTCCGCCTGCCGTCAACGTCCAAGCTCCCTCCCGTCCGTCGGGACGGGAGGGCGCGGCTGGCCGTCAGCCGGCGTGTTCCACCAGCACCGCGCGCTTGAACACCGCGTTGGTCGCGGTCGAGATCGTCGTCGGACTGGTCGTGGTGTCGGACGGGGTGCAGAATCCGCCGATCCAGTACCAGCTTTGCGCGATGATCTGCTGCAACCGGTCGATCGGCTCGCGCGTCACCATCGCCACGCCATCGACGACGCTGACGATGGCATCCTTCGGCGCCACGTCAGCCTCCGCCAGCCCCGCAAAATCGCCCTCGATCAGCGCGCCTTTTCCGCACACGATCGGTCGCCGAATCACCGGACCAATCTGCGGCGTCGTCACGTACGCTTCGGTCGTCGGGATGAATCGCAAACCAAGGAAGTCGTTGACCAAGCCACGCTTGAAGACCGGATTGTCGCTGGTGGCACCGGTGAACAACTGCCGGAATGCCTGGTCGCCAAACAACTGCTTGGCGCTCACGGGGTCGAGGTAGCAGTTGTACGCGCCGTCGATTTCCGGCACCGCGTTCAGCCGCAACTGCGCCACCGCACTCAGCAACGTGGCCATGTCCAGCGTGTCGGTGGCGACAATCTGCGAAGTATTGGCGCGATTGTTCGGACGCATAATCGCGCTCGCGGTCCCCGCCGTCACCGTGTTGCCCACCGTGCCGTCGGCCACCGTCACCGAAGTCGCGAACGTCAGCACGCCGGAAATGCCGCCCGGCGCGTTCGATGCGTTGGTTCCGTCCGCGACCGCCGCGACCACATTGTAGGAATTCGCCCCAACCGTGACCGCCAGCGCGTTGCTGGGACTCACCGCCGTCGGCACACCATTCGCCCACACCTGGGTGAACCCGCGAATATCGTCAACGCTCACCGCCGGCCCGGCGCTGGCGAGCGTCGTGCGTACCCGCGTATTGCCCCCAAAATACGCCGGGAACAGCGCGTTGCGCGCCAGTTCGTCCAGGCTGCGCGCCGCCTGCTCGCCATTGATCGACGCATTCAGCAAAAACTGGCTGGCAATGCCGACCCGGCTCGTCACCATGTTCAGATCGGCCGTCGCGGCATAGAAATTCAGCGTGATTGTGTATTGCTCGACGCCGAAATTCTGCGGCGTCAGCCCGTTGTCGAGGTTGGTGTTGGCCGAGGGCACCAGTGGCGTCGTGACCGAAGCTTTCAGCCCGGCGCGGGTTTTGGTCAGTGTCTCGCCGATGCCGACTGAAAATTCCTGCCGGTCGGCGACGGCGCGGTAGCCCAGCCGGCTGGTCAGTGCTTGCTGGAACTCGCGCTCCAGGAAGCCCTGCTGAATGATCGGCTGCAAGGACAGCGGGAAGTTCTGAATGCCCATTGGGACCCTCATGCTGCGGAAGTTTGAACATGCCCGCGCGAGCCCGCCCCGCTCGCAAGGCGAGGCGGGCAGTGCTCGTCCAGGTTTCGGCTAGGTCGGAAAGTCCGGAGGCGTCAGCGCCGCTTGAGCAAATCCGCGCGCGCCTTCTGCCACTCCGCGTAATCCATCTCCGTTGCCAGCCGCGCCTTCGGCGGCTGCGCCGGCGGCGCACCGGCAGTCGAGGAACTGGAACCGCCACCGAACAGCCACGGCTTGGCCCGCTTCAGGTCGCCCATGATGGTTTTGGCTCCCTCGACCTCGCCGTCCTCCCCAACCTTGATGCCGGTCACGTCCAGCAGCTTCAGCCCGTCAAGATCGACCATGCCGGCCCGCACCGCTTCCGCCTTCAGCTCGGCCCGCACGATGCGCGCATGCGTCGCGGCTTCCATCTCGGCCAGCTTGCGCTCGGCCGCCTCGGCCCGTGCCACAAGTTCCTCGGGCGGGGTGGGATTTGAGATATCGTCGCTCATGCCTGCCCCTTTTCGCGTGCGATGCGGGAGAGTTCCGCTGCCACATCGTCGATGTCGTACACGTCGGAGATGGATTTTGCCGCCGTCTCGCGACTCAACAGCCCGCCGTCCGTCAGCGTCGTCAACGTCTTGGCATCGCTCGCGCGATCCGGCGCATCCGGTGGATACCAGCGCGGCCAGCGCAAACTCAGCCGCGCCGTCGCATCCAGCGGTGCCACCGCCTCTCCCCGCACCGTGAGCGGATAAGTCTCGGAGGCCCGCACGATCATGTTCATCAGTGCCAGCAATGCGCCGCCGTAGCTGACGCGCAGGTTGTCGGCCAGCCAGATCAGGCCCTGGTTCATCAGTTCCAGCGCCCGCCCACTCTGCGGCGCGCTCAACCGGTCCGCACTCGCGCGGTTGCCGTGTACGCCCTCAAGCGCCAGTTCGCGCAAGAAGCGCACATATTCGATCACCGCACCGGCCGCCGTACCGCCAATCTCCAGAAGTTTCGCGTCGCCCTTTTCGCTGACCACCAGCGCGTTACCGGCGCTGCGAACAATCTCGTTGTCCACGCCTGCCGGTTCGCGGATCAGCAGCAGCGGATCGGACGAGTATTTCAACCCGCGCCCCGCTTGCGACAACTGGTAGTCGATCTCAATTCCCGTCTCCACCGCCGCGCGAAACGTGCAGGCCCCGTCGATATCGTCGCCGCCGGGCAGGTTCTTGATCCACACGATCGGCACGAACCCCAGCCCATGGCTCACGCTGCGCACGCTGTCGATCTCGGTCGGCAGCCCGTCGCTTACCGGGGTCGGCACAAACCACGTCTCCGCCGTGTCGTCCCACACCCGCTGAAACCAGAATTCGGTTCCCGGCTCGTCGATATCGTAACCCTGATCGGCCAGCGCGCGTCCCGGCACCTTGTAGCTTTCTGTCACGCGCAGCAGCGTGTCCGGCGCCTCCGGCTGCCACACCGGTACCAAAAACAGACTAGGCAGCACTTTGAAGAACACCCGCCCGCGCAACACCCGCAGCAAGACCGCCGCACTGCCCACCGAGCCGCGCAGCGCCGCTTCCAGCATTGCCTGGTTCAGCCCGCTTTCGCGCACGATATCGCCCAGCACGGCCCGCACCCGTGGGTCGTCGCACTCGATGGTCGGAAAATGCCCCTCGCCGAACACCAGCGAAAGGCTGTCGTCCACAACGATCTTCGCCAGCGGATACCGGACGGAGGGCCGCCGCCGCCGCAACGGCACATACTCGCCGCCCGCCCCTCGCTCCTCGTGGAATTCGTAGGGCAGCACATCGTACAGCCGCCCTTCCAGCACGCGCGTCAAAACATCCAGCCGCCACGTCCGCTCGGCAAACGCCGGATCGGCCGGGATCAGCGCGCGGATCGTGTCGAACATTTTTTCTCCTTCGCCCGAGTGGGACCAATCCTCACCGGCCGAAAATCGCCAGTTGCATCCGCCGCCCCGGCGCATTCGCGTCCGCCAGCATCGCCAGCGCGCGGGCCAGTGCGTCCACTTGGTCGTCCTTTCGCCCTCCCGGAAAGTCGCGCAACTCGTCCACAAACGCCCGGTTCCACACCCCGCGCACCACGGACATATTCCCCGCCTCCACTTGCGCCGCCGCAGGCCCCGCCCGCGTGATTTTCGATCCGGTCTCCGGCCCCGCCGTCACCCGAAACCCGGCCAGCCGCGTGGTCAGCCACGCCACCTGCTGCTTGCCGGCCTGCCCCGGGTCTTGCGGCAGCCCGATGGTCACCTCGCGCCCGTCCAGCCTCGCCGTCTCCAAGATCGTCTCTTCGACCTCATGCGGCCCGCCGCGAAACCGTCGCACGTCCAGCACGACCAAACCGCCGGCCTCCATCCGCCCCAGCTTGATCCCGGCCGTCCAGTCGGGGTCGCGGCCCTCGCTCGCGACGGTCGCCGCCAGATCCCACGCCCGCACCACCCGCGCGCAGGCCGGTTCGGTCTCCAGCACTCCGATGCGACCGGTCGGGAACAGGGCCTCCGTGTCCGAGCGCGGCGATTGCTGATACAGCGCCGCCCACGCGCGCGGGCCGACCGCCAGCCGCCTGCGTTCCAGCGCCGTCGCATCCTCCCACTCCGGCCACAGTGGGGCGCCTTCGGCCCGGTGCGGATCGCCCGCCTCGGCCAGGGCCGGCATCCTCAAATTCTGCCAGTTGTCGCCGCTGGCCAGCAGTCGGCCGGCCAGGTCGTCCTCGTGCCAGCGCATCATCACCAACACGATCTTCCCGTGCGGCGTCAGCCGCGTGGTCAGTTCGGCACGAAACCAGTCCCACAGCGCGTCGCGCGCGTGGGCACTTTCCGCCTCGGCAGCCGTCTTGATCGGGTCGTCGATCACGATCAGGTCGCCGCGCTGGCCCACCAGCGGGCCGCGCACGCCGGTGGCAAAGTAGCTGGCGCCCCCAAGCGTCGAAAACCGGCCGGCGCTCCGGTCATCGCGCGCCAGGCCGTCGCGCTTCGCGGGCCCGTGCTCCAACACCATCGAACGCACCCGTCGGCCAAAATGGGCAGCCAGGGCGTCGGTATGGCAGGCGGCGATCACGCGCGCCTTGGGATGGTTCAGCAGATACCAGGCCGGGAATACGACACTGGCATAGGTGCTCTTGGCACTGCCCGGCGGCATCAACAGCATCAGCCGGTCGCACCCACCGTCCGCAAGCTCGGCAAGCCTTCCCAGCATGATCGTATGGTGGGCGGCGGGCACCCACGGCGCCACAGCCTCCCCCGCCCACGACACCAGCGCGTGGGGAGTGGACGGACTGGCCGGCGTCATCGGCTCCGATGGAAATGAAGGGGGATTCGATGGAGTTTAGGACCGTTGGCCTCCCCGTTGGGGCATACCGCCGATCATAGAGGAATATATACCCTACGCTGGGGCACCTGGGCAACGGGAATCGCGTCGCATTGCGTCACAACTTTTGGGTTGCGCCTTCCGTCGGGTTCGCGCAATGAGTGTGCCCGCGTAACCGCCCGCCAGGGAGGATTCGATGTCGGACGCGCACTTCGGCGAAGGCCCGTATCATTTGAGTGCCATCGCACTCGACAAGATCGTCACGCGCAACTGCCCCGGCACGTTCGTCCTGGGTGAACATACTGACGATGGGTTTCATGTGGACTATGTCGGCCGGTCGGACACCGACGTGAACGCGCGCCTGCATGGCCACGTCGGCAAATACCGTCATTTTCGCTTCGACTACACCACCGATGCCGAGGCGGCGTTCGCCGAGGAATGCTCGCTATACCATGACTACCTGCCTGAACATAACACCGACCATCCGGTCCCGCCGTCCGGCACCGGGTGGTCCTGTCCGCGTTGCGCCCGCAGCCGGCTGACGGCGGCGTAATGCCGCTGTTAGCTGCAACTAATGGATGCATCTGCCGCGCGGAACCACAACCGCAAGAGTTCGTGACCTGCGCGATTGGTCGGTAGCGCCAACGCAGCGTCATCCTGTCGGTCGCCGGCTGAAATCCAACCTACAGTCAAAGGGTTAAAGTTTGTTATGTCTCACGATTGTGAGGACATCGAGGTACTCTGTTGTTTGGACGTAGATGTAGGACTAATGTCCGGATCGCTTGGCGGCGGCTGCGGCAGTGCCGGGTAAACTTCCTAGCGCCTTGATGGGCGCTTGCGGACGGATGCGGTTTGGGCGGCACGCGACACGTTGACAACATGCTTGTTGCCGCCAGTTTCGCGCGACTGCCGCGTTTCGTCACATAGAAGACAAAATCATTGGTGCTGTGATGGTGGCAACGGTCGTGGTTGCCCAAGTTACGCCACAATTCGCCACAATTTCGCCGAATTCTATCTAGTCGTCTCCCCCTTAGCGGCTTCAACAGAGCAGCCAATCGGCCCCGTTGTTCAACACCTGCCGAATTCGGGTTGACCTGTCGCCCAAGAGTTGGTCGGATACTGGCTGCTTTGATCCTGACCAAAGGGCCATCTGCCCATACAGTGTCTGTTCCTTGGCTCCGGTGGGCGGTTTGCCGTTTTGACACAGGTTATCTTGATACAGGCACGGTCTCGCACGTGCCTCGGCCCGCAGCCGATTCCGCAAGGCGTTTGCGGCGGGTCGCAAGAACGAGGGGGATGCTACTGATGATCTCGCGCACCGGCCGGGTGTTTCCTGGCGTGCTTTTTTCAATGCTTTTAGCCGGCTCCGTGCTGGCTGCACCGTCTCCCGCCGCTGCCGACCCGCCGCTGAAAAAGGGCTTGAGTCAGGAACATCGCAGACCGTCGGCCGGCGCTCGCGCTCAGAAATCGGGCAAATCGAGTAGTCCGAAATCCGTCTCGGTTGCGGCCCGGCGCCGTGCCGGTCCGGCACATTCGACAACAGCTTTCATCGACGACGGGTTCAGCTACGCCCCGACCAGCGACGGTCATGGGGGATGGCGCCAGACCGGCGTTGCTTCCTGGTATGGCGGCGGGCGATGGCAGGGCAATCGTACCGCCAGTGGCGTCCGCTATGACGAAAACCAACTAACTGCGGCACACGCGACGCTCCCGCTTGGCAGCTTGGTGCGCGTGACGCTTGCCCATTCCGACCGTTCGGTGCTCGTGACCATCACCGACCGGCCCGGCACCCGAAGCCGCATTATCGACCTCAGCCGCGGCGCCGCCAGCGCTCTGGGGATCCTGACACAGGGCGTCGCGGTCGTCACCCTCTCCCCCGGCTAGCACCTCCGTCCTCGCGCCCGGTCCCTCCTTGCCCAGCACCATACTAAGCGGCGGTGGAGATCTGTGCGTTGTCGGATCGTGACATGAATGCCCGATTTGCGATTTTACGTTTCATCCAATGAAATGCTCCAACGTAAATTTTCTGCAAGATGGCGTATTAACGGCCTATTCACTATGGGCTGCGCTCAACCGTGTACCTCACAACGAGGATGTTGCGCGATCTTGTCATCTCCGAGGCCCGCCCATCACACGGGGCACCGCTCGGCACGGCCGATGCCGGATCGCCGGCAGGGACCCCACGCCCTCGCCTGCTGATCGTTCACCACGGGGACGCGCGGCTCGCGGCCCTCGAAGCGGTCCTGACCGACCTGGGCTACGACGCGGCGCTCGCCGCCACTACCGACAATGCCCTCGCGGCCATCTCGCATGGCCCCCTGCCGGACGTGTTGCTGACCACCGGTCAAACGAACGGCCCACACCGGGGAGTCGCCTTCGCCCGCGAATGTCTGGCGAAATGGCCGGCGCTTCGGGCCGTGTATGTCACCTTCGTGCCGCGTCCACTGCCTGATGCACGCGGCGCTCGCGAGCACGTCCTGATCGCACCGTTCAACGCCGACCAACTCGCCACCGCGCTTGCCGAACTATGGCCGGGCAAGGCCATCGCCCGCTAGGAGCTTGGGCCAAAAACTACAACAATGGGGGATGTGCCCGCGCCAGCATCGCGGAAGCGCGGCAACGCGGCGTGGCGTAGTCCACGCTGGCCTGCTCGGCCGCGATTCGTCCGCGCACGCTCAGCACGAATGGCGCCTTGTCCGGCGGTTGCGTGTTCAGCGTGCCGGCAAATCCGCCATCGGTTCCAACGGTCCCCACAATCGTCAACGCCCCGTCGCCCGGGCTGAAAGCGAATCGGCTGTCCGTCCGCACCAACGTTGCCGCCGCCAGCCCACAGCCTGCCAACGTACCGGAGTACCGGCCCCCCTCCCCGCTCGGCGCGCATCCGGAGAGCGTCGCCACCACCGCGATCGTGACCTTCGCCGCCACTAACTCCTCACGCCAGCCCAT